GAATAAATTTATTATTTTCATTGCCATTAAACAAATTTAAAATTTTCTTATGACTTATTCCGAAAAACTTACTTGTCGACAATGAAAAACCGAAGACCGTACTATATTTCTCACAATAAACATATAAGAAGCGATTGTTCTCATTAAAAATTAATTTTTTTTCATCTGATTTAGCAAATTTTATTAGTTTTTTTGCCGTTTCAAAATTCAGTTTGATTAAATCAATAAAAGTGTATTTGTTTCTATCACAAAACTCTGTAATGACTGTCGTATAAAATTCTTTTAAATCATTTTCATAGTCTACACCGCGTTCAGTACGCTTAAATGTCCAATATAGATTCTGATCAGGATAGTGTTTCTTCAAAATGTTGAAACCATTAATGTATTTCTTTGCCAAATCATACCCAATAATGAGTGTAGGTAATTTTTCATCTCGACAACTTATATCTCGACACTTATTAATTGGTAACTCAAAATTCAATTTATTTGAACTCGTAATTATATTCGCTAAAACTTCTTCCATAACTTTTATTTTACATCAAATGTATTTTACCACAAAAACATAAGAGTTCCAAATAGGAAGCCTTATTATTTTATTATTATGGTGTTGTTTCCAAAAAGGTGTTCACTTCAACTTCATATCGACTTAATGCTGTATCAAGTGGGTATGGTATCCTCATACGTGCGCCATCAGGAATTAAATACTCCAAACTCCCTAAATGTGGGTTAGCTAACATAATCAACCAAGCGTAATCAGGAGAACTATAATACTTGTAACTTATATTATCTAAACGCATCTTTGCCTTATCAAATGTAATATACAAGTCTGTATTATATACCTTTAAATTTATTAAAGGGATTACTCTAAAACGCCCACCCCCTCTTAATCTTTTATACCTATCAAAATATTTTATTCTTGCCATACTTTTCAAAAATTATTTAACATTATTCATACATTTTTGTTGTGTAGAATTGTGAAACAGTTTTACCATCTTGATAAGTTGCCTTAAAGTCATCATCTCTCTTTTCTTTATCAAGTATCTCGTCATGCTGTATTGCACCGTTTGTCTTATGTGACCAATTTCTCTCAATTCTATCTGCACGGTTATCATAAAGACGAGCATTTGCATAATAGTTAAACGACATTGCATTCTGTAATCTTCTAACAGGACCTGTCATATCACCACCACCAACAAATTTAAACCCAATATTTACATTAGCAATCAATGGCTGTACACCTGCACCTTCAACATTTAAATCCCAAACTAATGGGTCATAGTCAATAGTTAAGCTATCAATTACAATCATTTGATTATAGAAGTCACCTAATCTTAACACACAATATGGTGCTCGACCAAATGCAAGGTTATTTGAACTCTTGGCAAATTTACCATCTGAGGCACTTACTGTATTACCCTGCCGCATACATTGTTGTAAGAAAGTTAAACGACCATTGAAGCCTTCAGGTGTCATTGAGTGAAAAGCAGGGTCAAAATATTGTAGTTTATCCATCAAACTACTATAAACAAGAGGGTCTGTTTGTTTTAAAACCTTAAAGAAATGATATTCTTGGTCATATCTTAAACGGTTTTCATCTGTTTTTCCATTGCCATATCTTGCAACAGGTGTACTATACTCTTCATTCATATATGAAATTGATATATATTCACCATCTTTCAGATACCACTTCTTCTTTTTATCAGTAGTATCCTCGAATATTGGATATTGTTTTCCATCTTTATCGGTATATTTTTCATTGGTTGGGTTAAATCCAATATTTGATTTTCCACCCTTATTATTCGCAAGGTTTTTATTATCACCTTCTGTTTTAGTTTTATCTTCATTAACATTATTAGAAGTAACTCCTGTATTATTTGCCTCAGCAGCCTTAACTTTACCTTCACCTGTAAACTTAATTATTACTCTTGCATATCTCCATTTTTTTGCATTAATTTTATCCTCACCATTAGCCGAAGAAATAATCCATTCTTGACCCTTCATTACTTTATCATCTACATCTTTTTTGCCAATACCACCTTCAATGGATTTTGCATTATAGTTTGCAGAAAAGCCATAATAATCATTTAATAAATGCTTAAGCCAATATGTTGCTGTTCTTGCTCGATTTTCCCCCAATACTTTATTTGTCTCAACATAGCCATGGGCACTTGCATACCCTTCCCCAAAAATAGAAGTAAGAGCACCATTTGCCCCAAATTCAAGTAACTCTTTTAACTTATCAATACGTGAATTATTATTTCCATCTATGTTACACCTTTCAGCCATTACCTTAGATTTACCGTCTTTATTACCAAATCCACCGTAAAGAACATATGCAATTTCTGCAAGTGTGAACACATAACTATCATCCTCACCTTTTAATTTATATAACCCTTCATTCTCAGTATCCTCTTCAATTTGGTCTTTAAAATTATCATATACCACTTTAATGTCTTTATTTAAACCAAAATCTGTACCATCAACATATGATTCAGGTGTTAATAACTTTTGATTATAATAATGCATCTTTTCTTCGATAGTACTCTGTGGTAATACGTATCTACCATCAATTCTATAATACCATTTCTTGCAAGTCTTCGGATTCGGTCTACCTGTTGTATATTTTTGACTCCTTGATTGACCTTTCTTACCACCTAAACCTGTCCAATAGCGTCTACCTGTCTTATCTTTAATGTTATGAAAACGATCAGTACCTGAAATATAATTATTTGCTTCTTTTCCTAAGCCACCCCTTCCCATTTCATATCCATTTCCCATGTGAGTTGTATCAGTAGTGTCTTCATTCAATTCTATATCATATCCAAACGGTGCTCCAATAGCCCCATTAGATTTTTGTGCCCCTTTACCTGTAAGCAAATACGGTATAGCTTCTACTTTAGACGTTGCATCAAAATGTCTTCCATCAAGCGATTCGTTAGACCATTTATTATCATAAGTACCACTATAGTTATTTGGATAAAAAACGTAAAAACAAATTTGTTTTACACCAGACTTTTCCTCTTCAGGTGTCGGTTGTTCAGTTTTTGGTTTTTCTTCTTGTTTTTTAACTTTATCATGTATTTGTGTGTACTCGTCGGTCAATGGCGTTGGTTTTGCTAATCCTCTTAAACCACCTGCACCACCTGGACCTCCACCATCACCCTCACCACATCCTGCAAGGAATCTTAAAAGGTCTGTATCACTTACTTGATGACGATTTTCATTGCCCCACGTTACATAATCAAGAATAGAGGGGTGGTCAACAACTAACATAAATGATAGTGTACCCGTTCTTGTTGTATTAGTATAAGTATAAACATCTTCACCTCTTCCTAAAAATGTGTTAGTACTCCATTGTGTTGTAGTTGTTTCATTAAATTTAATACCATAAGGAGGGAACCACATAATACGACCACCCAATGGGCCACGCTGTTCCCAAGATAATGCTTGTTCAAAACTATATGGGTCATACCCTCTCCAAGCAAGGTTTTCAATTGAAAACATACATTGTTTAGTATGAATGTTAGATGCTTCACCATGTATATATTTTGGTGTTATATTCACCATGCCATTATCTTGAAGAACAGAATATTGCCATCCATTATTAGACTCTTTCTTCCAACCCCATTGATTTCTTGTCGTACCATCTTTATCATCAGAAAATTGACCCCATTGGTGAAAATCTTCCACAGAAATTCTACCCTCATAATTACCTTGACTATCAACAGTAGAAAATGGTCTAATTGTTTTATAATATCTATCATATTGATGATGATGTGTCCACACACGACAATAAGGGTCATCGTAACCACTACGATAACTACTATTATACCCTATCTCAGCATCTTTTGTCAAAAGATTTCTTCCATGTGAAAGCCCATATTTAGATTTTGCATTATCAAGAGGTGATGGAATTGTATTAGGGTCAGTGTGAAATCTTGAAATTATCGTTTTAATTTTCTTTGAATTAAATAGTTTCTTTGTTTTATACAGCAAACTATTTCGATTTTCAACTATCCACTTATTTGCGAACGTTCCACTATTCTCATCATCAGGATATAAATTTTGTGTTACTGAATACAAATCATTATGTAAACCTGAATAATTGAAATGATTAGAAGATTCAAGTTGCATTGATGTTGTTTCATCACCAATCAGTTGGTTTTGCCTTATTGTTTTTGCATAACCCTCATAATAGTCATTATCGCCAACATGCTTATAATGTCTAACATGTTCATTAGTTACTGTATTACTATCCCCCGTAACATCAACACCCAAGGCATTTAATGTTATGTCTTTCTCTTGTTTATTAAGACGCATCAATCTCTTCATGAACTCCCGATTCTTGTTCATAAAGTCACTTGAACTCTTTATATCCATTCCAACCAACACCGAATACAAACTATCAGCTTTATTTCTACCGTTTAAAGCCTCATAGTCTATTTTCTTGTCTACCGTTTCAATAGATGCATTGAGCTTATCAGCTACTTTATACAACTCATCCATTGTACTTTGATCAGCAAATGTTCCAACAGTACTATTAAAGACACTTCTACCTAAAGTACCTAAAGCATTTGTTGCAGAACCTGTAATTGCATTTGCCTTCGTGGTTACTATTGCCATCTTTTTATTAACTTTTTCTTTATAAAAATAAATAATAGGCAAGTGAAAAAATCCACCTGCCCACCATTCTTATTTCTTTCGACTACTTGCCTTCATTTGTTCGACTTCTTTTTCAACAGCCTTATTATGTGTTTGAATATAGAACTTTCTATCCCTAATGGTCATTTCATAAATCTCACCCATTGTTAAATCCATATTTTTATGACACATCCATAATTCTTGTTTAAGATTTTTTTCGTAATTATCATATATTACCGAAAACATAATCGTCGATTCCAAGAAAGGTGTCAAAAGTGCCCCCCCCGTCACTCTGTGGTACATTAACAGTTATTTTCATATTAACACCAGGGGTATTGTCATTTACAAATGTTCTATAAGCAAATGCATCCTTTGCTCTCATATTCTCAATATAGTTTTTGATAAATTCCTTATCACTATTTCCATTAACTGATTCAGTATATTTAACCATTTGATTTGTTATGCTAAATGTATATAAATTATCTGAGTTAAATTCCAAATCATCCGCATTAAGAATATCATTAATATCAGCAAGACAATCACCCAATTCACTTCTATCAGCATCATTAATCGTCATACGGTTAATACTATCTTGAAGATTCTTTACATATTTAATCGCTGAAAATTTCTCATAATTAGTTGTTCTTGATACAATCTCATCACGAACTTCATTTTCTTCTTTAATGTTAAGATACTTAAATTTAATAACATCACCACTTTCAGTAACATAGTCAAAATAACCATTTTCATCGCCCTTAAGATTAAATGGATAATACTTAAACGTATCTAACTTTACATTGATTGGGTATTGTTTTTCTGTTTCAGGATGTCTTGCTACAATTGGGAAATCAGTTCCATAACCTGTGGCACGAAGCCAAAGCACAATTGCATCACGGTCTCCCTTACATAATTCATCAACTTTAATATCTTTATCTAAAATCTTACGTTCAAGGATTGTATCAATAATTTTACCATCACGATACATATTTGGAGACGCAATAATATTCTCATCGGCTGCCGTTAAATATGCTACGGGAATACGATTCTTTTTATGAGGATAACATTCACCGTTTGAAGGTAATGGGAGAATATCATATTGAATATTACTTGGTATTGTTGATGGGTCAAAAGAATAATCATTATTTTCTTCACCATTCTTCACCATAACTCTCTGATTATCTCTACTCATCTTAGGTGTCTCTCCTGTTATAGTTACAGATGTTGTTGCCTCTTCTCTTGGCTTAATCTTCTTGGTTTCAATAACTGTTCCAATAGCATCTTCAGTCGTCGGATTCTTTGGTTTGTCAGACATTGTATCAGTAGAACGATGTCTACGTCTTTCTAAATCTTTCTTATCTTTTGCAAGAGACTTCTTCATTAACTCCTCCTCATTATCAACTCTCTTAATGTCTGTTGGGTCAAATCCATTTTCATCCTCTCTCTGTTCAGTTCTCTTTGTCTTACGGTGTCTCTTACGAATTGGTACACCTTCTCCTGTTGCTACAATTGCCACCGCTTGTTCCTTTTGATGTAATTGTTCATCTGTAAGACCCTTAGCCTTTAGTCTTTCTTCGTACTTAGCCTTATACTCTTCACTAACCTCGTTATAAACCATACTATCAACCTCTCTTTTAGTTGCTTGATATTGTAAACGAGCCTTTTCATAATTCTCCTTAATTGCCTCATCAATTTGTGAAGCTCTGTCCTCCTTTGTTTTCTCATCCAACTTCTTGTTGTCGAAAACCTTTTGTTTACTCTCTTCCAACAATTCTATTGAAGACTTAATTTCTGCAAGCTTTTTATTTCTATCAATTGTTGCCATTTATCTATATGTTTTTATTTATTAATTTCACCTTCTAAATCAGCAATCTGTTTCTCAATCATATTTTCCACCTTACTAAGATCAAAATCCTTTAATGACTTTCCATAGTATTTATTTGCAAGCTCATTATTTTCAGTTTTAGCGTCATCTATCTGTTCAATAACCTTCTTCTTATCACGTTTATTTATCTTATTAGTTATCTTAACAGTTTTAACTGCATCATCTAACATCTTATTTGAATTTTTAAGGACTTTTAATTCATAATTTTTAATTAATTGGTCATTTACAAATCGCTTTTCCTCATCATTATTCTTAACTTGATTTTCACTAAAATAAGTTTTATTCTTTATAATTTTCTTTTTCTTAAAACTCATTTCCAAATACCATTGATGAATATCATTTGACTTATAAGTAAAATTCTTTCCATGATATTTTTTCAATTTACAGCCACTGTAAACAACCTTATACACTTCATTATTAACGGAATCTAAACGATATAATATAACATTAAGCTGCTTCTTAAAAATCCAAAATCCTTTAGACCATTCATCTAATGTTTCTTCAATAATACTATTTTTATTTAACATATCATAGACTGTAATAAAAATATTCTCATCATCAATTGAAAAATTATTAATCATATACGGATAAATAGTAACTAATCCACTATTATCAATGATTTCCACCATAAAACTTCGATTATGGAACATTAAACACTCATTAAGTTTTTCAACTTCAATCTTTGGGTCAATAATTTCTTCATTCATAGTCTTTATTTTTATTTATTTATTCTTTAACAAACTTAATTTGATCAACAAGTAACACAAAAGAATAAGGTTCATCCATAGGTTGAATAAAACGACATTTCTTCAAAACCGCAGTTGAATTATCCTCTTTAATCTTAATTTTAAAATCTTTTTGTGGTAAGTGTTTAAGAACTTCCTCCTCATCAAACACATCTTCGTAATCTGGGTCATCCATTAAACCCCACAGCTTCATTGATTCATGTGCCCACTGATTAAAATCCGTAACCAAATCAACATTCCCCTTCACCTCTTTAGGATTCAAATACACATAAATCATAAAAGGCTCGTTTTCCTTTGCATTTTTTCGATATATTTCATCTAATGATTGAAGAGTTAATTCTTGCTCATTCATATCATATAGTAATGCACCACATTGATGGAACGAATATGTCTGTTGTGTATAATCAAAATGTCTCTTCTGCCAAGGATTTATGGCAATATTATAACCTAACTTCTCAGTTTCAGGGTTTGTGACCATCTCATGTACACCAACTCGCCTTTCCTTCCACTCAGTCGTTTGCTGTTTTACATACTCTTGTCTTGTAATTGGCTTATCATATTTGAACCCATTGCTACAATCTCCATTAGCATAAGGTATAAAAATTTGAACATTCATTACTTATATATATTTTATCTATTATAAAAATAATTAAAAATAAATTTTATTTCAATTTCATGACCTTTTTCTTCTTTGCTTCTACAATTTGAGGTATGAAAACATATTTCCTTAACTCTTCAATAACTTGTTTAGGATTAGTTCTGATATCATATTCCCAAAATCGCAATAATGGTATGCCATGCAACTCAGCCCATTTATTTTTTATTTCATCAACCTTTTTATTGTGCTTCTGAGTAACAGTTAATTTGCTTTCATCTGTAAAACGAGGGTCTGAGTGAAAAAATGTTCCGTCAATCTCAATTAAAAAATCTATTGGTGTATGTTGTATCCCCTGCACAACACTATTAAGGCCTTCTTTATCTTCCGTTATATACTTAGCTTTTGTGGTTATAATAGCAAAATCATAAAAACGCTTTATATCTTTTGCCTCATACTCATATATATACTTTATCCCATACTTGTCCAAAAATAGATGTGCAAAATCCTTTTCTAACTTGGATGTACCATATTTAGGTTTCTCTTTCTTTACTTCACTATTAGTCTTTTTAATTACTTTAATTTGTTTTTTAACCTTCTTTTTCTTAGGGGTTATCTTTCTCTTAGGTTGTTTCATTTATACATTCATTATTCTCATCTATATTATAATTAGATTTATTAATGAATTATACAAAAAAAAGCTAAGACTGAATTTAACCAATCTTAGCTTCATTCTTATAGATATACTTTATCAATCCGCAGTCCCAAATTTTATATAACCCTAACTTATTAGTCATTTCATTCTCGGTCATTGTAAGTGGTAAACCATATTTCTTATGAAGAATTTGCTTACGGAAACCAAATTTATGATGTCTTTCAATATCACCACCAATGAAATATCTGTAATCAGGTCTTAAAAATTCTACAAATTCAAAACCAAGTTTTGTGTAGATATTATCTGTTGGATTTGTTGTCCACCTTCTATCCGCAAATGATTTAATTTCCTTAAAGTCATAATTCTTTATGAAATATTTAAAGAGTTTTCCACCTGCACCAACACAGTTATAGTTATTATCAGTCGCAAAGCGATTCAAATCCCAATAACCATCCTTTTCCTTCTTAAAACCCATCAATCCAATTAGTTTATTTTCATAAAACAAGCCTAAATATACACTTGCACCCACATATCCTTGGATATGGTTTTTATTTAGAAAGTCCTTTGCTTCTTCTTTATTAACTTCTTTTACATTACACTTACGAGCAAAGATTTTCTTTTTATTGGTATCAATATTGGCAATATGCCTTATTTTACTAACAACAATATCCTTTCTATTAATCCACTCATCTTCGAATATTTGAATCAGTTTAATGCCCTTCTCATTACATTCATTAAGTTTACCAATATGGTAATTCCTATCTTTACCAAATTGTTCCGAGTGCCATCTAAGGCCATTATATTCAATGCCAAGTTTTAAGGATGGAATATAAATGTCAATTTCTTTTCCATTAAGTATTGAACGATTATTTTGTTCATACTCCAACGGTTTAATAATATCAGCAATCTCATCTTCCACTTTGGAATTGGTTTTAGAACATTTTGGACAACCATGTCCACCCAAATGATTATCGGGTCTTTGCCAAAATTCACCATGCTCAGGGCAAATGATACAAACTTTTGTACGCTTATTTACATATTCTGTTTTAGAGTAGTTGTATTTTTCTCCATGTACCTCTTTACATTTAGCAATAAAATCATCATTATTTGAACTAAGTTTGCTCTTTACAGTTTCAATTCCACATTTTGGACACCCAAAACCACTAAGATGATAAGTAGGAGCTTGACTAAAAAAACCATGAATTGGGCATTTTATCTTTATTGGCGTAAAACAATCAATATATTCACAGTGAGAATAATCGTATTTATCACCATGGACGTTCTTTGCCTTATCATTAAACTCTTTATTTGCCCTTTCATTCTTTTTTAAACTGCTCATTATTACCCCACATTTAGGGCATCCTTTTCCTTGTAAATGTGAGGATGGTATTTGCCAAAATTCACCATGCTCAGGACAAATAATACAAACCTTTGTGTGATTATTCACATACTCCACCTTAGAATAATCATACTTATCACCATAAATTTCTTTGCATCTTTCAATAAAAACATCCTTAGGCATAGCCATTTTTTTACGATTCTTCTCTTTTGCACATTCATGACACCCCCTGCCATTTAAATGTTCATTAGGTCTTTGCCAAAATTCACCATGCTCAGGACAAATGATACAAACTTTTGTACGATTATTTAGATACTCAACCTTGGAATAATCGTATTTTTCTCCATGTATCTCTTTTGCTCTCTTTATAAAATTATCAGTTGTATTTGTTCTTTTTTTTGCTCTACTAACTTTTGCACATTCAGGACATCCTTGTCCTTTAAGATGGGAATGTGGGGTTTGATAAAAACTTCCGTGTTCATGACATATGATTTCTACTTTATTAATCATTTTCGTGTAAATAACATTTCGGTAGTCATACTTGTCACCATGGACCTCTTTAAATCTATTAATTATATTCATCATAATATATGTTTGGATTATTAATAATGCACTGCTTATTATTTAATAATGGATTGTGTCCAACGCATTGTCTATAATAATTATACTCCAAAATCACAAAAATAACAAATAAAAAGCACTAACATTAATGTTAGTGCTATCAATTTTTTGTAACCGATTGAAAATCAGAAACTTAGGATGCAATAATCCGGACGAATTGTGATTTCAATTGTAGATAAACCATCATCATCATACGCTAAATCTCCGAAGTTTACAGTTACTGGCATAGCATTCTTGATGATCCACTGTGAAACAGCAGTACCCGTTGGGTCAAGCATTTCAAGAACAAGGTCTCTCTTATATGCAACAGCATAACCTTGACGACCTGTTACAGACTCAGAGGCAAGGCGAACCCATTCCATTACTGCCTGAGAAGCGGAAGGCCCGATTGGGTCTCGGAGTGTAACACTAATTTGTTCCCAAATGTAACGACCAACGACCCAAGTGGAGGTATTAAGGAACTGAATCTCAGTTTCGCCCATCGTAATTGTTGGTCTTGCTGCGTTAGAAACCCACCACTCTTGTATTCCCAAGTCAGAAGGGAAACGCAATAAGAATCTGTTTTTTCTAAGTGGCTCATATTCAATAGGAGCCTTAATAAGTAAATCTGACATGTTATTCTAAATTATTTATTATTTTACGTAAAATATTATCTTGTATTGTTATTATCATCTGTTTGAAGTGCTGATTCAATAGCTTTATCACACATCATCCAAATCTTTTTCATCATCTGATAAGATTCTGATGTTGGGTCTTCTGCTAAACGAGCAATTGTCTTAAGTGCAATTTGTCGAATACTATCAATTTCATTCTTAATTGGAAGAATACCCTTTTCCATTGCCATAGCATCTCCTTCTCCATCATTCATTCGATAATCTTCTTCCTCTTGTGAAATCATTGGTTCATCGAAATCTTCCTCAGATAAATACCCTTCTAACAATGGCTTTCTCTTCATTTTATTTTCAGCCAACATTGCAGTAAGTTCTTTAATTGGATTATTTTTCTTACTCATATTATTAATCTAAATTATATAACAATAAATATTACACAAATAAAAAAAGAGAGCCTTTAAGACTCCCTTTTTTAAATATTGTTATTTTTATTAAACATCTGAAATTTGCATTCCACTTGGAAGAACAGCCAACGTAATGTTGATATACTCCAAGTTTGGCATCAACTTCAAGAACAATTGAGCATTCAACTCAAGACGTTCACGAGTTTCTACTGAATCATCAATTACAATCTTGTAATCAATCAAACCTTTATTATCTTTGACATTGTCAAGTACAGGTTTAATAGCTGATTCAAGAGATTTTCCCATAGATTGGTCATTAGGGTCGAAAATCAAACCAACACAAGCCTTACTAAGAAGTGACTTAATACGATTCAAAGCACGACGGTGTGAAATTCTATTCATAGGACTTTCATGTCTTTGGAAGTTCTTATCACCCCATAAGCGTAAGCCATCTTGTGCAAATGTGTTTGTAAAGTTCAAACGGCCTGTATAGAGTTCATCTTGTTCACCCAATTTAAGTGCCTTCTTAGGAGCAATTGCATTGACAGTACCACGATTCCAACCTACAGCAGCATACCAAGGGAACTTAACATTATCTGTGTAAGCGAAGTTTCTAACCATATCCTTTGTAGGTGGCAAATAGATATATTGACTATTAGAAGCATCAAAGTACTTATTCCATGGATAGGAAGAACATACATAGCTACTATCAATATCAGTATCATCAAGATTATCAACTGCATCAGATGGAGTAAACATCTCAATAACACTATCACCTGCACCTGCGGGTTTATCCGGTGTCGTAACAACGTAGATAGAATCTCCACGTTCTTCTTCAACCATTTCAATTACTTCACCCACAAGAAGTCTATTGTTTACATAGTCAATACCAGGAGTTGCCAAGTGGTTAATATCAATGGTCTTAGGATTAGCAAACATACGGATTGCAGAAAGATATGCGTAATAGTCAGAAGTCAAGTTCTTAGAATTTTTCTCAAAACCATAAGCCTCTGGGTCACGGATTACATTGAAACTTACACCCTCACCACTAACAGAATCAAGTTTGCCACGATATCTACGATAAACGAAATCATCTGTATTACTTCTTGTTGTACGATAGTAATCCCAACCATCCCATCCACCATAGAAGCATAGTGTGAATTTACGATTACGTTTGTCTTCATAGATAGTATTCAACATCGTTTCTTCTTCTCCGAAACGTGGTTCAATGCCAAATAAGTCAAGAGTATTACCTGCAGCAACTGTTACCCATTGATAACCTGAAATACCATCAACTGTAACCTTCTGAGGTTCAGCAGAACCTGTTTTATACGGTGGTTTAACGCGATTTTCTTCATCGGGAACACCTTCAAAAATACGAGCATCTAAGTGGAAGCCAGGAGTTAATGAATCAGGAATATCATTATAAGCCTCTACACCTTTATACTTGAAAATATCAGGGTCAATACCAACAATATCAGATAAGCCAAAATATTGTTTATTTAAACGCAAGTTACTATCAATATTTGTATTGTATTCAAGATATGGTTTATGTACATTTACTTGTGTTTCAACAAAGTCTTCACCAAGATTTTTTCCTGTAATTGCATAGCCATTGAAATGACGTACAGGATAACCTAAGAACCCTGCGGGTACAGAAATCTTTGTTTTGTCAGTCTCATTAACCTCAACAGTAATGTACTTAGACTTAGTTGCATAATTTTCATCAGTAGAACCAATTCTATATGCAATATAGTTAGGAGAACCAGGAATAAGGTCACAACCCTTATATTTTTCTAAGGTTGAAATTGCACTATCAGAGTCATTGTAATCACGAACCAACACATCAAAAGTTCCATGTGCAGGGTCAATATTCTCAATAGACACCTTAACCTCAGTATTTGCTGTATTACCATCAGAAATTGTATGGAAACGGAACAACTTTGTAAGTTCAACCTCAGTTGCAGAACCCTTCATTTCAGATACAATCCAAGGAGTTGAAGCATAACGATACTGTTCTTTATAATTGTTCATATCAAGAGTAATCGGGACTACGTCATCAATACCTAATTTCTCAGACTTACGATAAACATAATATAATCTATCCTCAATTACCTCAACAGCATCCTTAAATACATGTACATCATCAACATCAAGTTTGTGTTCTGAACTTAAGAACTCAGGCACATATTTTGTTTCTTCAACTTCGTTTTCATTTTTTACATACTCACCATACAAATATTCACGTTTACCATCAGGTCTTGTATGAGCAACAACTGTATAAATGTGGCCTACTTCACCATCTGCCTCAACCCAAGTAGAACCCTTGTCTGAAGATTTATGTACCTTCAACGGTTTGTTATCAAGCGGATTTACAGATTCACTATTACTAAATAAGAAACGCTTACCAACATGTCTACGAGTTAACGTAGTATTATTAAGAGTAAGAATAGCATCAACAGCTTTATGATTAGGAATTACTTTAATTTCAGGATAGCTAACAAGGTCTGTTGAAACATACTTACCCTTTTCTTCCTTAATTTCTGCAAGAGCATTAATTTCACCTCGTTTAATCAACTGTTCTAATGCGATGTCGTATAGTTCTTCAACATAAATTTCGCTTTCACCTACCTCAGGATCTTGACCTAATACATTAATGATATAGTTCTTATCACCAGGGTTTAATGAAACAGAATAGAATACAGTTTCATAATCACCTTTGGAATCCTTACGGCTTGTTTCTACTTCCAAAGTAAAGATACCATAGTTATTAGCATTAATTGTCAACACACCCTTTTTCTTATTGAAAGAAGGATTACAATCATCAAGGTAATCAAGTGAGTCACTTGGACGAATCTTTACGTTTCTTGCGTAATAGTTGATACCATCATAATCATAAACATCATTACAAATACCAGCATCAGGATCAGCCTTTCTCTTAAAAGCAGCCTTAACATGTTCACCACGCGAACGAATTACGGCAATAACAAGAGGTCTATCCTTTGTATATTGTGTATCTTGTTTAGTTGCCTTATCATCATATGCCGTAATGCACCAAGCAGCACCTGCATTAACACCTGAAAGGCCTAATACACGAAAAACTTGTAACTGCTGTGATTGCGAAAGATATTCTTTTGCAATATAAGGGAGTTCATACTTTGGATATTGACTACCACGGAACTTCTCTGTATTCGTTCCTCCGAAGAATGTTTGGAATTGTGCCCAATCGCTAACCTCAATTGGTTGAAAAGCAGGACCTTTTTGTGTCTCACCTGCAACACCCAAACGAGTAATACCTAACGACTTCTGTGCATATGTTAATTCCATCTCAGAGAAATAAACACCAGGCGTTGAGTGAACTCTCTTTAAAGTTTTTTTATCTGCCATTTTATGTCAAATATTATTTTATATTATTTTCTTAATATAAATATCACAAAAAAACAGAGAATACCTTAACTATCTGTTTTTATACAACATTTTTTCAAGTATATCAACATCTTTAACATCTACCATTACATCATCATTTGTTTCTAATAAATCAGCGACTGTTAAAGACGTATCAACAAATGGTATTTGAGAAGATAAAAACGCTGCATATAACGGATTATTCATGTCTATTTCTACTTCACCAAACACTGCTTTAAGACGTTCAAAAATAAACTTTTCTGTTTCATCTAACCACTTTATTAAAGTATGAATTTTAAAAGCTATTTGAATATTATATGAAGATTGCTGTTCAAGCAATTTATGTAAAACTCTATTCAATTCAAACACTTCAAATATAGAAATATTCATATTATTTTTTATTTAAAAATAACATTAAATTCATTCTATTTCAATGTCTTGATACTTTGTCGGTTCTTCGGATACATCCTCAGGCACATAATTTGGATTAAAAGTATAACTTGGGTTTATTCCGTTAAATATTACACTCGCTTTATCTTTTACATCAAACTGTGATATTCTAATTCTAATTCTGTCACCATTATTCACTCTAAACCCTTTATCCCAATATGTTGGAGTATCATTAACAAAAATGCACATTGCCCTAACATTATCTCTAACAACATCTTGGATGTACATATCAGTATCAATCACAAATTCGGCTTTATCATTCCACTCTTTAAAGTTTAAGGATAGTTTTATTTTTTGGTTTTCTAAATCATCTTCTATATCAATATCCACCTTTGGTTTTTTCTTTTCACCGACAAAGCCAACGTTAAGTCTCTTTGGGAATTTCTCAACCTTAATGTCTTCTTCATGAATTATATAAGCTAAGGCCTTAATCTTTAATGTTTGAACATAAAATCGATAATCACTTACACTGTATTTACTCTCATCATCTACACTTTCTAAAATCAATGGTATATAGTGATTATTTGGTCTGATATAAAACTGTCTTGACTTAAATAAGTCATTAGCTAATTCATTAAATGTTGTTAGATTTTCAAATAAATCTGTGATAAAACTTATACGATATTCTAAGGTAACAGCATATGGCTGTTTCATTGAATATACTTCAATTGATTCAGTACCATTATCCTCTAAAACAAAACGTTGTAAAATTGTATAAAATCTTTCACCGGGAATATTCCAAAGGCTACCTTGGTTTTCACCACCTTGTGGATTTGTAGTTCTATTTATTGTCTTAAAATTAAGTATTAAGTTTCCATCTTCATCAGAATGTTCCCAAGTTTGACTATATTCTGAAAATCTTTGATTACTAAACAACGTAAATGTTGGCACATCCTTCCCATTAATCGTCAGCCCTAAATCCTTCTCAACAAATTCTTTAAATGCATTATCAATATCAACATATTCTAATGGTTTTGGATATATAGGTGCTTTATGCACAATATCTTGTGCATAACTTTTTCTTATCAGATTCCCATTTGTTTCTTTTTTCTTAAGATTTACAAAGGTTAAATTCTTTTTTGGTTGTGTGCTTCTCATTTTATTATTTTCCGTTAAATTCTTGTGCAGGTGAAGCACTAATAACTCTCCATCCCACCTTATATGCACCAATTATATTTTTGTTGCTATTATTCACCTTACCATCATCAGTAACAGTGAAATACGACATCTTATTTGTATCAATTTGAATTGCGACATAATCACCACGTTTAATATCACATTTGAACTTTTCTAATGTCTTTGGCATAATGTATAATTTCAAGTTACCACTAACTTGATAAGTACCTGTATTAGACTGTGAATCAAAGGCATTCAACTGAGCATCCTCAATTTCAAACATACATGGAACTTCCTTTGGAGGCTTGAAACGTATTGTGTCTTTTTTCGCCTCTTTGTAAGCATCATTAATATTTGTTCGTTTGCGGTCCACCTCATACACAACAACAGTCTGATTTATATCTTCTTCAAGATAACCTTCAATCAAATCCGTTTCAAAACCGAAATCTTCCTCGGAATAAAATAAATTATTCCGATTTATTGGTGTTATATTTCCATTATTGTTCATTTTAAAATGAATATTTGTTTTTTATCAATTTGAGTAGTATAATATATATAAATAATAATATTACTAGATCTAGATATTACTAGATATTATTAATAATTTAATATATTTTATAAATATCAATGAGTAATAAAAATAATATAGATAAAGCATACGACATTTTGAAGGAGTATAAAGGTAGAAATAACAGAATTATCTACCTTCAAAAGCTCTATTCTGTCGGTCAATGCATTCTAACTGATTTTGATGTTGAATATATTTTAACAAATTATGATTTTGAACCATATATTGTCGATAAGACAGTAAAAATAACAGGTGAATTAGGCTTAAAGTTACAAGACAAATACCAATTGGATTTTACGCCACAAAAAATCAGAATTTCAACAGTTATTGGTGAAATGGGCAATAGCCTTCATTGTTATGTTCAATATCGACAAAGCATCCCATCTCAATTAATGTATGTAAACAAAAATTCCATATTGAATGAGTTGGAAGATGTTGATTGGAAAACATATGAAGTAGACTTCACAAGTGTTGATAATAAAAGACCTCTTAAAGAACACCAAAAAGAGGGGGTTAAATTTCTATTGGCCAATAAAAAATGTATCTTAGCTGATAGTATGGGTCTTGGAAAACTTCAAGAATTAGATACACCAACACCAACACCAAATGGTTTTGTACGTTTTGGGGAATTGAAAGTTGGTGATAAAATTTTTGGAAGTGATGGTAAGGAACATAATGTTTTGCAGATTTTCCCACACAAACAAAAAGACATCTACGAAGTTGAATTCAGCGATGGGACTAAAACTAATTGTGGTTTAGAGCATTTATGGATTGTACAAACAAAAGGAAGCGATGAGTGGAAAGTAATGTCGTTAGAGGAGATTCTTTCACAAGGAATCGAAATGGATGGTAAGACTGATGACTATAAATTCAGAATACCAATAACCAAGCCTGTAGAATATAAAGAGCAAAAACATGTTTTCACTGACCCATACTCAAAAGGAAAGGACGTTTCTGATATCAACCATTATAGAAAAGAATTAAGTTTTTTAATTCCAAATGAATATTTGTTTGATTCTATTGAAAATAGAAAAGAATTATTAAAAGGTTTAATGGACTCCAATGGTTATATTGCAAAAGAGACCAATAAACTTTACTATCCAACATTTTCTAAGAAATTTGCAGAAGACGTTTGTATGTTGGTACAATCCCTTGGTGGTTTAGCTACAATAACTGAATCATCCATTGGTGAACATATAGTATATCATGTTTACATACAAATAAATTTTTGCCCATTTAAGGAACAAAGTAAAATTGAAAAATATAAAAATGATAAGTCAAATGATGAAGATTTGATAAAATCAATAAAGTCGGTAAAGCTGATTAAAAAGGCTGATGCAATGTGTATTAAAGTTGATTCACCCGATGAAAGTTATTTGACAAATAACTACATTGTAACTCACAACACAACAACGTCAATTAGTGCTTCCATTTTGGGTGGTTTCAAAAAGATTTTAGTTATTACGACTGCTTCGTTGAAAACAACTTGGAGAAAGGAAATTGAAATCTTTGAACCAAAGAATAATATTCAAGTTATTAATGGTTCTGATTGGCAATCAAATTATAAATTTACAATCGTAAATTATGATATTGTCCAAAGATTCTATGAAGTTGCTGAAGAGGTTGCTTATGAATGGAAAGAACTTGTTAATAGTGATGGTTCTCGAACAAGAGTTAAAGTTCCAATTACCGTACGTAATAAATCTAACGGCCAACTTGAATATAAAATGAAAAAAAGCCGTAAAAAAGAAGACATTAAGAATGCCTTAAAGAATAGCCCATTATTCTTAGAAGAATTTGATTGTGTTATCATTGATGAGGCACACAAATTATCAAACCCAAAGGCTAAACGATACCAAGTAATTGAGGACTTCTTGAAAAAATCAAGAATACCTAATGTATTTCTTTTAACAGGTACTCCTATTACTAAAGATACTGTGAGATTCTATAATGTTCTAAAGTTATTAGATGCGAACATCACAAAAGACTACATGTACTATATGAGACGTTATTGTGGTGCTAAGAAAAGAACATTTAGGGGTAAAGAACTTCTATTACCAACAGAAGCCACCAACTTAGATGAGTTAAAAGAGAAGGTAAAACACCTATATATTCGTAGAGAACTAAAAGATATGGCTGATATGGTTAATAAGACCGTTTCTACACGATATTATGATTTATCACCTAAGCAGATGGAAGAATATAACCGACTATGGGATGAATACATTAGTGCACAATCTGAAATTGGTGATGAAACCAATGAGGATTATAGACAATTAGTTGAAGGAATGCTTGTACGACAATTTTTGGCCAATCAAATGGTTGAAAATACAATTAAACTTGTGGACGAAAAAATTGAGGATGGTGAAAAAGTTGTTGTTATGTGCACCTTTACTGATGAATTAAAGAAATTCAAAGAATATTACGGTGCAAAGTGTGTTACATATGATGGCAAAATGACTTCAAAGGCTAAAGACCATGCATTTGACACATTTCAAAATAACCCAAAAGTTAAGGTATTTGTTGGTAATATTGTCGCCGCATCCGTTGGTTTAAGCCTTACAGCTGCGCATACTCTAATCTTTAATAGTTATAGTTGGGTCTATGCTGACAACGCACAAGCAGAGGATAGAATCTATCGTTTAACGTCCACAGATGATGTAGAATGCATTTACCAATTGTTTACCGATTCTGTTTCTGAACACATGTATCAAACAGTAATGGAAAAACAAAGAATCCTTAATGAAACAATTAAAAAGGAAAATGAAAAATAATATGGAAGAGAAAATTGACACTTCAAACTTATCTGTCATCTATATCCAAGAAATTGGACAAGATAATGATGGAAATTATGTATATGAGTTTCTGATTAGTGAAGACCCTGACTCTGTTTGGGTTGAAAATTGGAATGAAGTCCCTGTGTGCAATGAATCAGATACTAAGCCTTCTCAAGATGATTATGACTATGTAAAAGAATTACGCACAGATATTAAACTTACATTAGGCCAAGATAATTGTTGTGTATCTTTTATGGATATTAAAGATAACATTGCAGCATTAGCGTATGAAGACATTTCAGGTTATGAAGAATATCCCGAACCACGTTTAGTTGTCCAATATGGTGATTCACTTGACTATGTTGAAGAAATGCTTGCGAAAAGAGACTTATATATGAAATATGTTTAAAAATAAAAAAGGAGATGGTATAGGCTATCTCCTTTATATTTTATTATAATAGACAATGTTTATACACATGAATAACAAATGCAAAGTAGAAAAAATTAACGGAAGATATTATATAGATGGGGAAGCCTCACACAACCCAAAGATTGAAGAATTAAAGAAATGGTATAAAGAATATAATGCGAAATATTTTTACAATAAACTGCCTGAATGTAAATTCTTTTTAAAAAGGGAAAGTAGATATCCTGCACAATGTTATACTTCCTCAAAAGAAATTCATTTTAACAATGGGGGTAAATATATATGGAATAGAACAATAGTTAAGAAAATTTTATTACACGAAATGGTTCATATGTACATAGATTGTACATATAATATTATTGGAAGATGCTTAAATTCTTTCCACCACACGTGGCCATTTGCGTTTGAAATGTTTAGATTAAACAAAAAACATCATCTTGGATTAAAACTCCTAGATGATGTTCCTTTGCGTTCAAAATATAAAGATTAGAAATTATTTCTATTAGAAATACCTCTTTGAAGATTACTCATACTTGATTGGAAGTGATTAATTTGGTTGTAGCCATTTTTACCTTTTCCGATTAACTGATAAACTGTTGTTTCCGGTTTAATCTTTCCTTGGTTTACAAGATTTGTCAAATAATCAAATACTTCTTGCTTTGTATCAATTTGTCCTTGTGCTTGATAGTTCTTAGTTGCATTATCTTTTGCTGCCTTAAAACGATCGACGAGACCCCCCCCCCCCCCTTTTCCCCACAAACCGCCCT